GGCTGATCACAAAGGCGATCACTGTGACGGACAAGTTGACCATCGAATTCATGATAGACGTTTCAGGAGTTCCTGATTGGCGGGAATAACCCATCTTGAATGCCTGTTGAAATTCAGTGGAATAAACTTGGTCCAATTGTGAATCCTTGATTTGTTTTGCAACCATGAAATCTGGGAACAAAAATGCAGCTTTCAACACGACCAGTTCAACTTCATAAGTGAACTGATTTTGAGTGCCGTCAAATTTTGAAAAGTCATTCTCAGTGATAAACCCTCCGAGACCGGCAACGCAAGCCAATCGGTGGACTGACTCTGCAATAGCCGACGGTGGACTACCAAACACATAAACGCCTGGCATCGATTCTTTGAAAAGTTCAGTCAAAGGAACGGTGTAGGCGCTCATGTGCGCCCAGTAATAAGAGTTTGCATTGCAAATGACTCTGGCGTCAGTTGTGAACTCCCGTTGGTTCACCATATTGAGTTTTCCCTGTTCATGTTTCAGGAATATAGTGTTTGCAGCGTCACGCCAACCCATCTTGATGCCTGGAACAGCTGGTTCAGAATATTCACCGATCAAACGAGAAAGTCGTTTGTAGGCTTTTGAACCAGTCTCCATAGTTGCAAGCAATTCTTCCGAACTGCGGCATGAGGCAGTTTGGCGTACAAAGACATGGTCAAAGAACTGTTTTAGTACGCCAAGAGCATACATCCGGTCAGGGGTATACACATCGATGGCTGGTGTGACAGCAGACACTCGGGAGTCGAGAGCGTTTTCCAGTGAGCTAGCCGATAAAATGTAAGGAGCTAAACGTTTTACCCCATTGTTTCCAAAATAAGTACATTGCATGGATGAAACCGACCCGTCAGCCAGGCCGAAGGGTTCGACTTCACTGCTTGCGAGAAACGCTTTACTAGCAACCTTGACATCCTGAGAAGCGACATTTTGGAACTTCAAACTGACCTTTCCAACTGCAGCCGGTGGTGGTTCAGCATTTAAGTGAATGTCTGCCACCATTTGAGCGTGAGTCTGTAACGCCCGTGGGGTTGGAGTCCGAGTTGGGACAATTGTGTAATCAGAGGAAGTAGACGCAGAGATTTCCGGTTGAAACAACTCATCCGGCAGATCATACTCATCTGGGTTGCCAATACTCATGTTAACAACTGCAGTAGCGGCTGGGACAGTAATATCTCCAGTTTGAAGTTGAAGGTCGTCAACACGAACGCCAAAATCAACAGGAAGAACCGGGCCGAACTCTAACAATTGCGAGCCTTCCGGATCAACATAATCACCCGCAACTGTGTTCAGCCGTGTGTCACCGTTGATGTGCTCCGGTTGTTGGTCCAGTGCAGTCCAGAATGGTTTTGCTGAAACGTTCAGCTGATTGTCATCCCAAAGTAGCCTAGGGTGTTCAAAACTGCCGTTGCTCGAGAATCGTTGTCCGATTTGATTAACACAGTTACGAACTGATGTTACGTAACGTTCAGCATAAATTTCATCAACGTGGTCTCGAGCGCTAAGAGTAGCTTGTGCAACCACACCGTGGGCAGGAATGCCCAACTTGGAATAGAATCCTTTCAATCGAGTTACGATTGAGGAAACACTTTCAGATTGATGTGAGTGACGAGCGTTGTCAGCTGCAGAACAAAAGTCAGCCCAAGGCACAACACTAACAACATCACTATAGGGAGTGGAAATGTACAAGTTGTGAATAATTGAACCATCTGGATGCAACAGTTCCAAAACTAATTGGAAGATGAAACCACTGAGAACCAGCGGTTTATATTCGCGAACAAAATCGCTGTCTACAACGGTTGGTTGGTTTGTTGTAGGGACAAGGAAAACGTATTCATCATCATGGAGAGTTATGCGATCCACATTATACCCGAAGGAGAAACCAGTGGCATCGCGTTCGACGGCATTTGTATCCGGGTTAAACCAGAATCTGTTGGCGCACCCAATGAAATCCCTGTCATATCTCCATAATGGGTGTGAATATTCACCACCACCAATATGGGACCAAATGGCTTGGCCGTTTGAATCTGTGACATAACCACCCTCTTTGTGGCTCTTGGCCAATCGAAACGCGGTTTTACAAATCATTGCAATGGGTTTACCGTAACTCATCACTTTCTCCATATC